TAAAAGAGAAACAGTAAACAGAACATTCTTCAGTAATGGAGAATACATGGATAGTGAAAGTATTGAGATAATTTGTAATGCCACTAAGTGAAGTTCAGAAAACAATAAGTGATGATCCCAATAGGTTTAAGGTGTGCGTGATGGGCAGACGGGCTGGGAAAACATTTCTTGCAATGCATGAGATGGCTAAGTATGCAAGGTTCCCTAAGAAAAAGATCTTCTATGTAGCACCAACATATAAAATGTGCAAACAAATTATTTGGGATGATTTAAAAGAGAAGTTTATTAGATGCAGATGGGCTAAGAAAATAAATGAAAGTGATCTAACAATCACACTAATTAATGGAAGTAGAATATACCTCCGTTCAGGTGACAATATAACTGCGCTGCGTGGTTTGTCTATGGATTTTTTAGTAATAGATGAAGCCGGATTTGTTGATAAAAAACTTTGGACTGAAGTTTGTAGGCCAGCATTATCAGATAGACTTGGCGGTTGTATGTTTATTACAACTCCACAAGGCAAAAACAGTTGGATATATGAACTATGGCAAGGCGCACATGCCCAAGACAATTGGAAGAGTTTTCAATACACAACTCTGCAAGGTGGTAATGTAGCACCAGAAGAAATAGAAGCAGCACGCAATGAATTAGATGAGAAATCATTTAGACAAGAATATGAAGCCAGCTTTGAACAATATAGTGGAAGCATTTATTACAATTGGGACAGCGGCACACACATTAAGAAACAAGATAAAGACTTTAAGAAGAATGAAATACTACACGTGGCAATGGACTTTAACGTAAGTCCGCTAGTTGCTGCAATATGTAGAATTAACGGCAATGAAATAAGCGTTATAGATGAGATTAGTATGGAAGGTTCAAATACATTTGAAATGGCAGAAGAGTTGATAAACAGATACCCAGACAATAGAATATGGGTTTATCCAGATGCATCAGGTCAAGCACGTAAGACCAGTTCAAACACCAGTGACCATCACATACTAAGAAACTCAGGGTTCACACTTAAAGTTAAGAATATCAATCCACCTGTGAAAGATAGAATAGCGGCAGTGAACGCAAGTCTTAAAGCAACGGACGGAACTGTTAAATTAAGTGTGGACCCTAAGTGTAGAAACTTAATCAAATGTATAAGTGGACAAACCTATAAAGAGAATACACAAGTTCCTGATAAAAGCGGAAACTTAGACCACATGAATGATGCTCTGGGATATTTGGTGCATTGGATAAACCCTATCAGAAGACCACAGCCAGAGTTTGGCAAGAAACCTCAGTTATTTGGACATTACTAAAAGGATAAATAACTGATATAGAGTGACAATAACTGATCATTATTGAATGACTACCTTTATAAAGGAAAATATAATTATGTTAACATTAGAACAACTAGAACAGACCCATCCTAACTACCAAGCGGTAGCAAAGCAGGCCAACTATCATTACAAATCATACGTGGGTGGTGAATTGTATAAAAGTGGTAGTTATTTAACACAATACATTGGTGAGAACCAAGCGCCAGGTGACCAGTATGGAAAGAGAATTGATTCTACGCCATTAGATAACCATGTGCAAACTACTGTAGATATTTACAGAAGTTTCTTGTTTAGAACATTACCTAAGCGTGACATTGGATTGTTAATCAACAACCCATTAGTTAATGCTTGGTTGTATGACACAGACCAAGAAGGACAAAGCATAGACAGTTTCTTAAAGACTGCAAATGATTTGGCAATGGTGCATGGAAGCACTTGGATATTAGTAGACAAACCTGCATACAAAGTAGAAACAGAAGCTGAAGCAATAGAACTAGGCATCCGTGCTTATGCAGCAATGTATACACCACAAAACGTTTTAGATTGGTATTATGAACGCAACGTTGCAGGTAAACTGGAACTTGAATATATCAAAGTAAGAGAAAGTGAAAATGATTCTCATGTGATATTTACGTGTTGGTATAAAGATACTGTTCACAAATACCGTATAGCCAAAGATCCAAACACTGGTGATTACCGTGCTATTGAAAGCTTTGAAGAACATGCTAATCCATTAGGTTACATTCCTTTTGTATTCCATGCTCCATTACGTAGTCCTGTTAAAGGTGTTGGATTTAGTTTAGTTGCAGACGTGGCTAACCAACAAAAGTTTATATACAATTGTTTAAGTGAAGTAGAACAACACTTGAGAATTAGTTCACATCCTACACTAGTTAAGCCAACTTCAACTGACGCAGTTGCAGGTGCAGGCAGTGTGCTAAACTTAGATGAAAGCATTGACCCAGGATTAAAACCTTATTTGCTTTCACCAAGTCTATCAACAACAGACAGTATCTTAAAAACAATTGAAAACAGTGTGCAATCAATACAACGTATGACGCACACATCAAGCATTCAAGCTACAACAGGTTCACCAATGAGTGGTGTTGCATTACAAACGGAACGTCAGTTATTAAATGCAAAGCTATCAGACATGGCTGACACGCTCAAAGAAACAGAATATCAAATGTGGATTATATGGTTAGATTGGCAAGCATTAAATATGCCAGAAGACTTTAGTTTAGAATATCCAGAAACATTTGACATGAGAGATGAACACTTAGAACTAGACCTATTAATGAAAACACGCAGTGCTGGTGTTAACAATCAAATGTTCCAAGATGAGATAAGCAGACAAATTGTTGCACTAACTGTAGATGATAGTGAACTACAAAGTGAAATACTTGCAGACATGGATAGCACAGAAGTGTTTGAAACACACGTGATGGTAGATCCACGCACAGGTAAAAGTGTAATTGTAGAATCACAAGCACAACATTTAGCGTTGCTTGAACAAGGCTACACGCATGAAGGATAAACATGGCAAAGTTCAATGTTAAAAAACATGATAAAGTTTTGTCTAACACTCTTGAAGAAGTTCAAGCTGGTGTGTTTGACAATGCTAAAGCGTTAGAGTCAGAAGTAGCGGAACTGGTATCCCAAGGTCTACCAGTTGAGGCTTTAAGGCCACAGATTAATCAAGCATTTGGACGGCATGCTGAAAGTGTGCGTGCTAGTGCAAACAGTTTAAGAGATGTAAGCACAGACTTATTAGACCAAAGTAGTTTGCCAGTTGAACCTGCAGACTATGTGGCAGAGAGTGCATTACTACAAAGTTCACAAGATGAATTAGCTAACACTGTAGCCAGTGCTAGTGAAGATGTAATTAAGACAGCCGTGCTTGCCACAGTTGCTGGTGTAACTACAGCAGCCTTGGTTAATCAAGTGCGTGGAAGAATTAGCGGAGTTCATATGGACTCTAATGATCCAGAAGTAAAGAAACTACAACGTAAATTACGTAAGGCAACAGGACAGAAACACAATGATCTTGTAGCACAAATTAAACGTAAATTACCTGGTGATGTAAACACAGCCGCTGCATTAGCAACGCTGTTGAGCACAAAAGCAGAAAGTGTTGTAGGTAGTTTCAACGGAGCATTTGCAAAAAGCAGAGCAAAGCGTCAGAAGATTGAACGTTTTGAATATGCTGGTGGATTGATGGCAACGTCAAGACCATTTTGTAGAAGTATGTTGGGATTACAAATGACTGAAGAAGAAATACAGAACATCTGGAATGGTGAAAGCTGGGCAGGAAAAGAGCCTGGTGATGCATTTGTAGTGCGTGGCGGATACAACTGCCAACACTATTGGGTGCCTGTAGAAAACTTTGAAGAAGAGTAAAAGGATAAATAAACATATATAGAGATATATAAGTTTTGTGCATTTTGCACACAGCCCTAACTTAAAAAAGGAATATTGACATGACAATTGAAACTCATGGCGTGGAAACACAAACTGAAACTGTAGACACTGGGGATACAGGAACAGGCCAAAATATAGAATCCCAGGTTGAAGCTAGTAAGACGTTTACTCAAGAAGAAGTAAATGAATTAATTGGCAAACGTGTTGCCCAAGTTAACAAGAAGTTTGAAAATGTTGACGTGGAAGAATACAAAGCACTCAGAGGCTTGAAAGAGCAGATTGAGGAAGAGACACTGATTAAGAAGGAAGACTTTAATGGTGTTCTTAAGAAGCAGAAAGAAAAGTCAGAAGGAGAAATCCACAGACTACGTTCTGAACTTGAGAGTATTAAAATTGATGGTGCATTAATTGATGCGGCAAGCAAAGCAAAGTCAGTAGCTCCTGATCACGTAGCTCAACTATTGAGAAGAAATATTAAACTAAGTGAAGACGGACAAGTAATTGTTACGGATTCAGAAGGTAAACAACGCTACACGGATTCAGCTGATCCAATGAGTGTTCACCATTTAGTTGAAGAGTTCTTATCAAGTAACCAGTATTTTAAGAGTGCAGGCCCTAGTGGTGCAGGCTCTCAGGGTAATACTAATAACGCTGATCAAAAAGATTTTGATCTAGCACAACTTGACTTAAACAAGCCTGAGCATAGAGAAATCTATAAAAAGATGAAGGCTCAAGGTAAAGTTTAATTTTATAATATATAAAGGAAAATAATATTATGGCAAACTCACAATATGGATCAGGTCTAGCAGGCTCAACACCTAGCTTAGACGCAATGGTGGTCCCGGTTCAAGCAGCAACCGTATTTGCAGCACAAGAGAATTCATTATACCTTCCAGGTATCTTAATTCCATCAGTAAACGTTCCAGCAGGATCAGCCTCAGCACAAGTGGCAGTTTTAGGTTCAGTAACAGCGGCTTCAATTGATACAGAAGCAACACCTGGTGCAGACTTTGACAGCGTAATTCCATCAGACACAAAGAAAACTATTCAACTAGATCTTCTAGCAGCAAGAACAGTTTTACGTGACTTAGGTGGCATTGACACTAATGACATGGGTAGAGTCATGGGTAACGCAATTGCATCTAAAGTAGACGCATTAGTATCAGCACAACTTGGTCTATTAACAGCCCAAGAAGCAACAACTAATCTATTAGATGAGTTGTATGAAGCAATTGGAACAATCCGTGCCGCAGGTGAAACAGGTCCACTTAATTGTGTAGTTTCAGCAGCAGCATACCAAGGCTTTATGACAGTAATTGGTAGTTCAGCATTTGCTGGCGGTGAAACACAAAACGCAGCAATGCGTTCAGGCTTCATTGGCATGATTGCAGGCGTTCCATGTTATGTATCTTCACACTTGAATGATACTAACACATCATTGACAAATGTTAAATTTGCAGTGTTCTCTGGAGACGCTCTACGCATGGCTATGCAAGGTGGAGTTAATGTTGAAGTTGAAAGACGTGCAGCAGCAGTTGGTAATGATATTGTTGCTTCAGCAGCATTTGGTGTTGACGTTATTGACGCAACACGTGGTGTAGTTGTTCAAGACGCAGCATAATACAGCTTAAAGCAAACTGGAGCAGGCAACTGCTTCAGTTATTTTACAGGAGATAGAAAATGGCATTTGCTACAAATACAAATTTAGAAGAATACGCTCCAGAAGTGTTTCAACAAGGAGTTGATGATTGGACAGAAGAACTGCTCAAAGCACAGACTGATGTTATCAATTTAATTCAATTCAAATGGTGGAACAAGTTCTATAGCAGAAGTGAATTTGACAGTAGTAAATTAGTTGAAGCACAGTGGACTAAAGCTACAGTATATCAAGCCTTATACGCTTATATTCTGCCAAGATTATCTACATTCCGTCCAGAAGGGGACCCATACAGAGAGCAATTATCTTTTTACAAAGACCGCTTTCAGGAAGAATGGGAACTTCAATTTGGTGTAGGAATAAAATATGACTTTGAAAATGATGGAAGCATTGATAACAGTGATATCAAGCAAGTAAGTCAAACTAGGTTGTATAGATAATGGCAC